GTATGGGGCGTTTATTAGCTGATGGTCTGTGCCCTCGTTGTCACACGTCTATAGTTCACTTCCCGCCCGTCGAGGTTCACGGGCACTATCAATGTTCGGTATGCAAGATGGTCATATCAGATTGCTGTCAGGGAGAAAAAAATGATATGCCCGAAGTGTCAGGGAAAGAGTAAGGTCTATAACAGTAGGCCGCTTGGAGATACAACACGCCGTCACCGGCAGTGTTTAACGTGTGGTCATAAGTATTCCACCATAGAAACTTTAGAAACTAAAGTGGTCAAACTGGACGACATCATGGGTGATCCTATTAAGAAATTAGATAAGGTGACTGTAAAGCGTTACCCAGTGGACAAGAAAAAACGCTTTGAGGACATGGACTTTGAGAACATGACCGACGAAGAACTGGAAGAATTAATTCATGGTGACGATTTCTCTTGACTTTTCCCAAACAATCGCATATATATGAGCTTGTAAAGCCCCCAAGCTTTACAGTTCCCGTAGTAGCCCCCAGAGTTCGCACGACTCTGGGGGTATTTTTTTCTGCTTGACAATATGTTGTCACCGTAGTATATAAGAGTTATCTTATGTACTACGGGAGACAATGATGCCAAAGTTTAAGGTTTACGTCACGGTGTACCACCGGATTGATGTCGAAGCTGATAACGCGGAAGAAGCAAAAGAATTAGCTAAAGAAGAAATTTGGGACGATCACATTAGAGATGTGATTATTGATGTTGAGGAGATTGGTTGATGGGTAGACAGAAAAACTTTGAAAACATGACGCATGAAGAGCGTTGTGAATATTGGGAAAAGAAGCGGGCAAAGGAAACCGCGGACCGCGGGGCTCTCATTCAAGAAATGGAAACCCAACAGCCTGAGATGATAACGGCTGTTAAAGAGCTAAAGGTGATTGCATATCAAATCGGAACTGAAATGCAGTATGAAGGTGCAGAAGCTATCTGGGTCTCCGATATGCACAAGCTGATTGAAAGGGCAGAAAAAGTCGGCACCTTGTTTAACATGGGGGATTGAGAATGAGTGAATGGATCTTTATCGGTGACCAAAGACCCGAAGACGGGCAAAAGGTCTGGTACTTCTTTCATCACGATGCTTTTGACTTTACGGTTCTTGACCGCGGTGTTTATGAGCGTAGTGAGGAGATTGATGTCGCTCGTAATGATGACGGTAGCTACTTTGAAGGCTGGCCGTATGAAAAAATTGACGGCACTACCGGTGTGGTTGAGAATGGTAAAGCCCCTGATGCAAAAGTATGGGTGCATGACGTATTCGGAAATGACACCGGCTGGCTGACGGATGATGTAACGCACTGGATGCCGGATACGGGTCAGGAAAGACCGGAGAAGCCGCAATGACTGTTGAGTACTTACCCGTCGAGGGTTGCGAAGAGTGTGAGTTCTTTGAAACTGCTTGCCCTGAGTGTATCCTGTATGGGGAAGCAGAAAAGGTCGAAAACAATGCTGAAGATCACGCGCTGTAATAACTGTAACGAACCGGCCGCCGCAAAAGATGGTGGCCGGTTCTTGTGTTCTGATTGCTGGTTTAACGTATGGGCACCACGGGAGATGCTTCATGGACAAGAAAGAAGAAATTTTAAAATTGTCGAGAGACATGGATTGGCCGACGGCCCTCAACGAAATAGAACGGGTGGTAGATTTACACGCTTCCCTTACAGTATCTAAGGGTGAGCATACCCGTGAAGCTTATAAGCGGGCGTGGAAAACAAGAGCCGCTTGGGAAAGGATACAACGTGGATAGCACCGATAGCTTTGATGAAGCCGGTCAACGGGTTGAGGACCTGTTGGATGAAATGGCCAAGGATGGTCACGGCGCAGGGGCCGTCATGGGCGGCGCACTGACCGCGATTATCTTCCGGCTGATAATATCCTCGCCGGACTCGACGACGGCCATTGGCATGATTACGTCATGCATGGCCAGCGGCGCACGGGCCGCAGTTGAGTATGAAAACGAGAACGCGGAAACGACGCATTAAAAAAGGGCGGCACATGGCCGCCCTAATTTTTACTTTGGTTTCTTGACCGGCTTGGGTTTCTTGACCGGCTTGGGTGGCTGGATCAACGGCCCAAGCATTTCGTCCAAGAAACCCATAGGATCTTTCTTTCCCATAGCTTTCTCCCGTAGTTGTAAAAGGTAGACTACTACCATGTATGAGAGTCTATCATAAAATCCCATACTTGTATAGAGGGGTGCGACACTATGCCGCAGTTACCCATAATTAGGTTAACAACCCTATAAAACTTTCTAAAATTTTATGCTTGACAAGTATGGGATAGTATGCTAGGGTATAAGAACAGTCGGAGTTGCTCCTGATTGTGCGGGCGGGGTGGTGAAGACACCCTAGCGACTCTACGGCCTCAATGCCGACTGGGAACCACGGTTCCAGTAGCCGCCTCGCCCAACGCTGTTTGAAATCGTTAACTACTACGGGAGATCAGTATGACTGATACTGAAAAAGACTGGGTGTTGCCCAACGGCTTCACCTTTATCGCTTCAACCGCCGGATTTTACGGCTCGTGGGCCAAGGCCACCGATCCAGTGACCGCGGCCCGCAAAGCGGCCAGAGGAGAGAAAAATTTTGTCTCCGTATGGTACGGGCCCGACGAAACCAGCCATGTAAATGACATGGGCGGGTTGTCCTACGCTTCAGAAAGCGCAGACAAAATGGTGCCGGTCGGCTTCTTTGAAGTCGGCAAAAATAGCATCAAACCGTCAAAAGATGAGAGGTGTACACACCTTGAGTTTGTCGAAGAGTGGTTGCGTTACTTTGATAGATCCAACCAACAATGGTTGAAACATCAACAAGAACAATGATTTAGAGAGCGCGGCCCACGGGTCGCGCTTTTTAGTTACGCGTAACTCTATATAGGGTCAAAAATAAAAAAAATATTTTTTAGTAAAAGTAAGCGTTACAAGCGTTACAGCGTTACACTGTGTGTTAAAGGTATGAAAAACATAATACTTTTTTGTAACGTGGTAGTGTAACGCTATTAAAACAAAGTCGTTACACTTTCTAAACAGGAAAAGGGCCTTATTGGCTGAAATTTTGGTTTTTATAAAAAATATTTTTTGCTCTATATAGTGTTCTGCGTTACTAATATCTGAACGTGACCTTTTTAACGGTGGTATTATGGCAAGCATAGCGGCGAGTAAAGTAACAGGTAAACCCAGAGAGCGGAGAGGCAGACCACCGGCTGGTGTAGATCAGCCCCTGACTCGTAAGCAGGAGCTTTTTGTAAAAGAACTGGTGAGTAAGGACGGGCAGATTACACTGCGTGAGGCGGCCATCAATGCTGGGTATGCTGTAACGTCCGCGCATAGTAGGGCATACGAACTTACGAACCCGCATATATCGCCCCATGTCGTGGCGGCCATACAGTCTTATCGGCGGGAGCTTGATGAAAAATATGGCATCACGTTTCACCGGCACGTCAGGGATTTGCAGAACATACGGGATTTGGCTTTGCAGAACGGCGCATATAGTGCCGCCGTGCAAGCTGAATACAGACGGGGACAAGCGCAGGGGGACATATATGTCAATAAATCAGAAATCCGTCATGGCTCTATCGACAGTATGAGCAAAGAGGATGTTCTGAAAGCGTTAGAGGAACTCAAGCAAAGCTATGCCCCAGTCACAATCAACGTCACGCCGGAAGATGAAAACCCCAGTAATCGCAACAAAGCGAGAAAGCGGCTTTTACAAGCAGATAAAGGAGGCGGCGCAGAGGTCAAAGCGGAAGTTACTGCTGACGCGGATTGAAAATTATGTGGGAGCCGGAATACCAGACTTGCTTATTTGTGACGAGTTTGGTGTGTTTCATTTTGTGGAACTTAAATTTCTGACAAGTAACGGGGTTACGTTACAGCCATCACAAGTGGCGTGGTTATCTCGCCATCAACATAGCCCGTCGTGGATATTAATTAAAAAACAAAACAAGCCGACAGATGAGCCGGAAATGTTTTTGTATCCTGCCAGCGCGGCGGTTGATTTAAAAATGGACGGCTTGCAATCCGTTGAGCCGATACATCACCAAAAAGGTAAATTTAATTGGGATATGCTTTTTGACTTGATTTCTCCCACATAATCCTATATGTAGGGGCATCGTTAACAAACTACGGGAGTTATGAACGATGGATAAGCAAATCAGTGAAATAAATCGGCAAGAGTTTTTTGATTTACTCTGGCAAGCTGTAAAAGATACCAACGTCAACTTTGAAGAAATGTTAGACGACGATGGCGAAGGTAGTGTGTTTGTTAAATTTACGGGGGTCATAAACGATGAATGACCTCATATTATCCGATTTTGAAAAGGGTTTTTTGACCGCACACTTTGAGGCGCATTTGCGCTTTGAGGATTATCGTTGCCAAGGCAATGCGTGGTATGAACATCTTGACGATGAAATGGAATGGGTAGGTGTGCAAATTGGCGATAGAATGTTTGACATTTGCATTTGGCTAGACACTAGCATTCAAGAAAAATACCCAGATGAAGCGCCAGAGTATCCACAAGATTTGGTTGCCGTGGTTTATGAATGTCACTCAAATGCCAACGGTGAGTATCAAACTGAAGTGAATAAGCAATGGTTCTTAAAAGAGGTGGCGGCATGAGAAAAAAGCGCATCCATATAAATCAGCACGTCATTCGCGCAAACAAAAAGAACGGCGAAGCAAACCCGCCAATTACTGTTAAGTGCGGCAGGGAAAATCATTATACATACGCGGCAGAAATTGACGGTTTGTCTCGCGTTGTATATTCGCCAGACAAGCCCCTATCTTGTGGGGCCAAGGTCTGGATCGAAACCACCGCGCCGGTTTGGATACATACTGGCCACACAATTAACTAGCAAGGGAGATTGCGAACTAATGTTTATATTTTCTATTATTGGCCGGTTGTTATATGGGCCGGACTGGGAAAAACACACGCAAAAGCGAACGCGACATATAACTCGCCGACGCCGTTAAAATTTTAAAAAATACTAGGCCCCGTCAATATATCTTGACGGGGCTTTGTTTGTTCTATATATGGGACAAATCGCATTCAACTACGGGAAATAGAAAAAATGCTTAAAACTG